GTTCCTTTAAGGTCATAACTTTTTGGGTTCTCTTTGTTGATATTTGGAAATACCACTCCAAGAGATTTTCGTTCTTTAGTTTGATCATCCATTTTGGATAACTCCTTTTGTCTCTAGGTTAGATTTAATCTGGTTAAACTTTTCAAGGAACAGCTGCCAAGCATAAGCATCTTTTTGCTTTACTTGTTGCATAAGTTCTTTGTTAGTTGTTAGCCATGATTGGTAAGCACCGAGATGCGAGACTTTATCAAGCTCGGTTAATGCAGCTGTAAGTTTGGTATCTGAAGCTACGATTGCGTTAGATACCTCATTTGCACTTGCAATATTGTCATTGGTTAATCCAGCAAATGCAGCAGCACGACCTATTGCGCTAGTTTCTGCAACTTCTAGTGAGGATAGCTGGTTTATTCTTGATGATGATTTTAGTTCTTCAGCTAGTCCAGTAGAGATAAGCTTTCCATCAATCCAAATTTCAGATCTAACGATAACTTTTTTATCGTCATGGTATAGAAGCTCAGATTTAATTGTTGCATCCAAGCCTAGATTTTTTCTTAACATTCCAACTCTAAATGCAACGTCTGCATAATCCTTAGAATGAATTTTGATTGTATTGCCTTTGAGATTTTCTTTAAAATCCGCAATGGCGCTCTTTAATTTATCAGCTGACATATGTAATAACCTCCTATGATTAGTGTTGTGTAGTTGATGAGTTGTGGAGACATTATTTGTTGCTCCAAATCTTTTTGGCTCTAGCTAAATGTTTAGATCCAATGTTCCAATAGAACTGATGATCAAATCCAGGATCTACATCTTTAACAATTTCGTCTAATATCATGTCAGGCTCGTCAAGATCTATGTACCTAGAAAGTAATCGTTCTTTTCTGATACAATTTCTAACAAGCTGCTCGTAATAATTATTTAAGTTTTGTAATTCTAAGTCAGCACAATTTTTTTCTGTAAAGATCATGTGATCATCTGCAGTTAGATAAATAAGATAAGGAAAGATTTTCTTATTTGATTTTCTTAGGCTGAAACAATAAAAAGCCAACTGCTGCAAATGATTTACTAATGGAGTGGATGGCAGTTTAGCCGAAGCAAAAGACCTAGTACCATCCTTCTTTACTTTACCTGGTCGTTGCCAACTGGTTTTCAATTCACAGACCGAAAGGAACGGAGCATCGCTAGATATGGATTGCGATGACGCTGCATCAGATCGCTCTGATACATTAAAATCTGTGAAGTGTACGTCAGTTCTACCAACTATAGGTAAAGAAAGTCTGTGATCGATATGATTGATGCTATCTTCTGCAACAACCTTTTCTGATTTAAGAATACCTAACTTTTCAAAAGCTATAAATCCTTGTTGAATAGTTTGAGGTATTGTTTCTTGGAAGTGTTCTTTTTTTTCTCTGTCTTTATCGTTGACAGGAATATACTCCATAAATTTATCCATTGCTTTTGCAATAGCTTCTTCTTTAGAAAGTTTTGTATTTTTATGTGGTGCAAGTTTTTTTTGATTAGGATTAAAGGACCAGATGTCAGTTGAGTAATGAAATTGTATTGCGTCATTGACAGCAACTCCTGAAGCCATGTTAGCGTTACCTTCAAATTCTCTTCTCTGTTGTTGAGTAGATAATAAATATCTGAATGTGTAGATACCTTCAGGCATTGAGCTTGAAGTGGGGGAGTGATGGTTAACTTGTAAAAGTTCGTTTAATTTTTGAAATCCGTCTTGTTGTAAAGTTTCTAACGGATCTATTATTTTATTTGTTTTTAATATCATAGACCGACAATAAAACAGATTTGATTATCTGATTGTCAGTCTTGCCTATGTATGATTTGGATTGTATTTGATTGAACTTATATGCTTGAAGATGATCTTAATTGTATCTCATCGCTTTGCGTTGCACTTACTTGCACCTGAGTTGATGGTTCCCAGTTTAGACCTTTTATATAACGCAAGATCCAAATTAATTTAATTCTGTAAATCTTTTTGCCTCTAATTACATATTCAGGACCAAGTTTATCTTCTCTAAGAATACCTGGTGCATTATTTAATTCTCTCCAGTTAGCCCAAGTACGCTTTTTAAGATCATTTGGAATTAATAAAAGAACGTCATCTATTGTAAACATTCGCTCATAATCTTTACTTTTGTAATGCTCAATGGATATGATTAATTCTCCATTAGGAAGCTTATCTAAAGTAATATTTTTTGAAGTTTTAGCTTTTACAAACTTTACAATTTTAGCTGATTTTGCTTTAACTTTTTTAGGCATTACTCTCATCTATTGATCTTAATGTATTTGCTTGTTCTATAATTTCTTTAAATTTATCGTTTAATTTTGTTAATTCTTCAGGTGTAAAATCCGCTTTAATAATATTTTTATCTTTAATTGGTTTAATTCTTTTTTCAAATTTTGCTGATCCATAAGCAGCTAATCCTATTGTGTCTTGCATATTGCTACTAACTTCAATCATAGTTTTTATTTGATTTCTAACTAATAAAGTTTCCATGTCATCTGTATCAATCTCTTTTAAGTAATCTTCTAACTTTTGTTTAAGATAAGACATCTTTTGAATTTCTTTAAAGTTTTTAAAATTAAGATCTTCTTCAATTCTACTATCTGTATAAATTTCTTTATAATCTTTTTGAACATCGGTTCTTTTATTTGAATATACTTTTGCTGGATCAATAAACGAAACAACTGGAGCAACAAAAAAAGGATCTAAATCTTGAACAATAATTCTTTCTGCTTCAATCACATTAACAACATCATCAAATGTATTAAAATCTTCATCAGCAACAAATCCTTCAGCTGAAATTAATTCTGGATCTATTGTGTGTAGATCAACCGTTTTTCCATTATAATTTTTCTTATAAACACCAATGTAATATCTTGGTCTTGCATTACCATCGGATCTATCTTTTACATTAGCTCCAACTATAACAACTTGATCTTCAAATTCTTTAACATCATTTGTACTATAATAAAAAGCTACTTGATTATGTAAATAAGAGTGTGGACTATCAATTCTTATAGCTTTAACATCTGGTCTATAAATTTCTCTTGGACATTTGATAATACCTAAATTTTCATTTGCGGTAATTTCATGATGATCAACAACTACTCTTTTTAATAATGAACTTGTTAAAGTATTAGTAGATCCCCAGATTGGAACTGATAAGTCGTTAAATAAAATTTCTGCTGGATCGCAACCTAAAGCTTTAGCATATTTAATTGCAACATCTCTTGATATTTCAAAACTATCTTTAAGATGTCTAAACAATGTTGCTTCATTAACATCAGCAAGATTAGCAAATTCTTTTAGTGACATACCACTTGCTGAAATTTTTTGATTTAATAATGCAGCTGGTCTTTGTATATCGTAAATTCCATAAGTATTTTTATTTAATTCCAAATTTAATTTTTCTGAATTTTTTTTGCTTGGCTTGTTTAATAGCTCCACTAGATTTTTATTCCACTCACTATTAAATTGTCTTTCTAAATTTAGACCTATTCTTGACGCTTGTTTGGCAGCAACTTTATAAACATCTTCTTGAGGTCCTAAAAATATTTTACTAAAAATTTTTTTATAATTTCTATGTTTGAATTTAAAAACAACTCTTGCAACAACACCATCTTTAGCCATTGTCATTTCGATAGTAGGAAGTTCTCTTTCAGTTGAATATGTTGAAATAAGTTTTCTTTGATCACTTTCGTTTGGTAGTTTTGGATCAAATCTTGGTAATAAATTCATGTATAGGCTTTTATAGAATACTGGCATATATGCAAGTTAGAAATACACTTTNTGTAAGTTTTTCCTTGTTTATCTATTTCCANCNTATAATGAGGTTTTTATGGTTAAAAAGGTCTATTTTAAAGGAGTTAANTTCTCTGGATATAGCAACTGGCATAGACAACAGCATAATTGCTTAGGTTTTAGCGATATAGACCAGGTTTCGACTTGTAATGCTTGTTCTAAGCCACTTTTTTTGGCTGAAACCGTATTTAATAATGGTCAAGGCTGGAATAAAAAGCACAAAGTAACCAAGCAATTAGCAGAAATGGCTGGAATACCAGCTTACATCGTTTGGTATCAATTAGTTGGAGATATGATGATCCATGTCCACGTTAAAAAAATAGCTCCAGATTATAAGGATGGTTTTGCATCAGATCCAGTAATGCTAGATCCTGATCATTGGCTTCAGTTCCTGGAGTATCAGCAAGTTAAACATTATCCAGATTGTCCAAACAAAGATCTATTCAATAAAAAATTAAGAGAAGATATGAGAGCCAACAGAAGGAGTGCATTTGCGTCAATTCTACATAAGTGATCCTAAAATATTTGATCTCAAGATGTCAGCTTTTGATTTCAAATTGTATTCTTATCTTTGCAAGAACTATGATCTTAAAAGATTAACTCCGTACGTTAGAATGATTGATTGTGCGGACCACATGATCGTTCCATTGCCAAAAATAAAAGAAGCTCTGCAACGCCTGGCTATTCTTAATATTGATTACAAACCGCTGATTACACATAATAATTTTACATATTTTGATATGCCAAGATACAAAGTTTTTCTTGAAAGCATAAGGTTTACCAAGAACTATTCCAACAAAGGTTTCAACAAAGTTAAGCAGAATATTTATACTTATCAAAATGGAAATTATTAATGTCAACTGAGATACAGATACAAAGAGAAGTCTTTGCGTTATCTAATATTATTAACTTGATAGACGAAGCTGCAAGAACTGAAAGATTTTTATCTGGTCCAAAACCGCC